AAGTCAATAATTTGGTTGAGTAAATTGCTATAACTTGTGTTGGCTAACTGTTTAAGTTCAGGCAGCACCACCTTACCAAATGCGGGCGCCAACCGGACCGCTAAATTGACGTAGATGGCCTCGTTGGCGATATCTGGTGCATTAGTTTGTGCATCAATGTCGCTTTCGCCAGGTTGAGATGGAAGGGGCCAACCGATACGGGCCCCGTTGGCGTTCCACCCTGCCACCATTGCGTCAAGGCGTCGAAGAGCGGATTGCTTCTGCTCAGGCGATAGGTCGTAGACGTATGAGCCCAATCCGATCTCCTCAAACGCCTGCACGATGTACTCCTTCTTCGTCCAACCCATGGTTATTCCCCTTTACCAGCCAAAGCCTCTTTGATTTTCTTGGCAATGGTCGCGTCCTTCATATTGGATTGGGGTGTGATACCAAGCTCCTTAGCCTTCGCTTCAAGCTCGTCACGAGTTGTCTCAGGGTCAACTTCACTGACTACGCCCTTCGCTTCATCAGTGGTCAAGTGCCAACCGTCAGCAAGAGCTTGATCAATTGCGCCTTCCTCATCAGCGTCGACAATGATATAATCAAAACGGTCGCCATGTATTTCATAAAGGCCTGGGTGTCTATAAAGCATTGTTGCGTTTTTCATTTTTTCGTTCTCCGATATAGTTACGAACAAAGTGGAGAGAGCCCGAAGGCTCCTCTCGCAGGTATTACACTTGATTAAACAAGATAACCCCAGACATTTGAGGTTGTTTGTTTGCGACACCAAACAATGTGTCCAGGCGGTATCTGGTTCGCATTGTGTTAATGTCGTAGAACTTCTGCATCACAATCTCAATGCCCTGGTCTGTACTGGCCCGCATTACTGCAGTACCGGCATCGTCTGGCACCGCATAACGACCTGGAAGAATTTCCAAAGCGTCTTTTTGCCAGAACGGATTGACGTATGCTGCGGCGGTGTTTAACCAGGTGATGGCAGCACCACTAGCCGGTGTTGCAGTTACGTTCTGATATGTAAGTTCTGCATCAGTACTACCGCCAGCCGAGATGATTGGAGGGCTGATTTGTATTACACCAGAACCACCGCCACCGGAGACGATACCAGTCACGCGGAATGTTTTCAACTGGCCGGTGTCGCCCTTCGTGATGTGGTGCGTAGCATTTACGCCCGCAATGGTAAACGCATCACCGACTTTCACAGTGCCGGATGTTACAGCAATGGTCAAGTTCTGATAACGGTTATCAACGTTGCTCACTTCACCGGTGTTGGCGGTCGAAGTTGCCTTCGGCGTAAAGTACTGGTTTGCGCCGTTGACAGTTACAGTCGTACCAGCAGCTGCAGTTAGGCGGTTAGCGTAATCAAGCTTAAACGTCTCAAAGCCTGAAATGTTGCCAACATACGCTTTTTCGTACGCTGTGGTAGGTTTGCCGGCGATGGTTTGGCGACTGGCCAAGTTGCTTGCCATGTTGTTGTAGTCGCGTGAACTGAATGCTGCGTAGCGGTCAAATGCCTGCACGCCCTGCTCGTTCATGATTGAATCAATCAACGCAACATCGTCAAACCCAGTTGCCGCAGCAGTGCGTTTGACAACTAACGTACCTTGGTTTGCAGCAACAGTCATAAGCGCGACGTTAATATCGCTTGCCAATTTCTGCTTAGCTGCATCTCCAAGACGTTGTTCTTGCAATGAGTCGCGAAGTTCCTTAGACGTAAGCGTCCAAGGCACCGAACGACTATAACCCAAGGTCGCAGGCACAGAAAGCTGTACATAGTCCCTAAAGTTAGATGTCATGTCAGTTCCAGCAAACGACTGGGCAATGTAAGGCTGTGGACGCCAAACAACGTCAGCAGCACGTTCCATAGAGGTTGAGTCTGTATTATAGACGGCAACCGCTTTGGATAGCACAAGGGCATCCTGGAAACCTTCCAAGATATTCTCGAACGCGATGCGTTCTTCTTTGTTAAATGCATTGGGCATGATATTACTCCTATCTGATTAAAATTACGCTTGACGCTTTTGCTTCTTGTACGCAACGACTTTCGAGTAGTCGCCGGTCTTTTCTGCATCTGCGCGTAAACGTTCAAGTTGTGAATCCACAGCGCCAGAGATTGAGCCAGTGCCGCGCACTGTCTTTTCAGGGGCTGGGACCGATTTGCGATTAGTTACTTTCAATTGAGTCTCCAGTTTTGCAACCGCAAAAGCGAATTTGACGGGGTCATTGATTGAGCCAAGTTCTTTTGCCCTAGTGGGGTTTTTACCAAGGGCGTAAATCACAAGGGCCGGGTTTTCAGCGCCTTGTAAAATCACGCCCTGTTGGGTGATCGTTAATGAATCTTGCGCGATAAGCTCAGCGTCTTCGAAGTCTCTGACCCTAAGATCGGTCTTAGCCTTACTATACCCGTCAAGCTTAGATTGCCACGCCTTTTGCTGGTTTTCTTTCTCAGCACTGACCTTGGCAACCTGTTCGTCAATATCACGTTTGCGATCATACCACGCATCAAGAGCCTTTTCATAGCGGTCTGAGTCGTAGTCAAAGTCGTCAAGGGTTGGTTTCGGCCCTAGCTGCTCAACGGGTTTTTGTTGGGCTCCTGCTACGGCTGTAAGCTTCTCCTCGAGTTCCTTGTTACGACGTAATGTCTCGCGGTGGCTTTTACGCAACTCACGAACCCATTCAGGCGCTTTGGACTCTTCTTCGCTTAAGGTAGGCGACTCCTCTCCGATGGTAACAACTACGTCTTCAACACCTTTAGTCTCACCGGCTTCATCAGATTCCTCATCTGTTGTAGTACCATTAACTTCAAGTGCCTCTTCAGCAGCTTGCTGCGCTTCGGCTTCTGCCTGTTCTAACAACTCTTCGCTCATTTTACTAACTCCGTTCATAACTCACCAGATGGAAGCGGACTGGTGGATTCCGCATTATTGGCCAAACTGACTCAAATCAGGTGGTGGCATCTCGCCGCCTTGTGGTTGAGTAGGTTGGTTGTTCATTTCGTTTAACGTTTTCATTGACTCAAGCATTTGCTTACGTTGGCTCAAATCCATATTGGATAAGGTCTCAGCCGTCCTGGCTTTTGTCTCCTCAGACTTCGCGATGACCAACACCGTGTCGGCGCGAGACTTCGCAGCCTGGGCCTGGGCCTGTTCAGCTGATGCTTGTAAGAACTGTGATTGTGGGTCAGGTTGTTGGTTCTGTGCTTCTGCCTGTAGTTGTCTAGCTTCTTCATCTGTTGGTTTAACAACACCCATTCGAACTAACTTCTTACGGAAGAAGTCACGCACTTCACGAATACCCTCACCCTCCATATTCATCATTGCCATAGCACCAAGTACCTGAATTGTTTCAGGGTCTTGAACCATTTGCATCATACCAGTTAGGTTGCGCACAGTAGCTTGGCGCTTACTAGCGGACGATGGGCCAACATCAACTCCAACATCGAAGTCCGCTGCGGATAGATCGTTCTCGCGATCGATGGAGCCTGTATCTTGATTTGCCACGGGTTTCATTAGCTCTATTGAGCTCACTTCATCTTGACCGCCCAGGCCTTTCATCTTACGGCCTTCCTCCACTAAGATGTCTTTGGCCATACCCAACCAAATTTCGCCACTACGCTTAATGGCCTTCGACATATTGCTCATGTAGATAAACGTTTGCATATCAAGTTTACCTTGAACCAACTGAATTGCTTCACCACTTATATTTGACTGCAGTTGTTCACCAGCCTGTTGGTTGCCCAACATGTCTTGCATGTCCTGCTCGGTGATTTGTAGTAAAGCACCTAACGCGACAGGGATTTCAGGGGCCTTGGTGTAGGCTACTGGGCCAACCGCAGTCACATTACCATTACCGTCGGTTAGTGGATTTACCAATAAGTAGGGGTAATTTTTAATGTTATCTTCGGCCCACATGGTTTGGTGGGAAGAGATTTGTTCAGGCGTAAAGATTGGTTTTTCAACCGACGACATTGCACTAATCTCACCGAGCTTTGACAACTGCATATTCTTCAAGCGTTGTGCATCTTTACTTAGACGAACATGGCCCATACAACGTTCAATGTTATCAATGAACCAACGCTTGCCGTACATGGGCACAATTGGAATATGCTTCCCAGCGATATACCCACAGTCTTCAAGGATCCCTTTGCCTGACATGATGTATTTGTGGATACGGCGACGCTTTAGCTTCTTTTGTCTAACTTCACGGAACCCAGTGGCGTGGAGTATATCCTCAAGCGTGTCATCAGCCGCAAGCTCAGAACTACGTACGCGCTTCTCCTGGCCGTCCAGCCCTTCGTAAATATGGACGACCTCTTTTTGCTCTTCGACCCTATAATATTCGGCGACATACACCAGATCGGGAGTCAACCAGTCAAATTGATGTTGGAAGACGTGCTTCGGCCATGACGCAAAATCTTCAGAACCGAATTCAGCTTCATACGCAGACCTGCTATAGGCCGTGAGTACGTAGCAGGCGCTAGCATCGCTCTTGTCTTGTCGCTTAGCGTTCAGGTCAAAGAACACAGATGAATCAGCATCAAAGATTGGTTCAATACGAATACGTTGGCGATCGTCCTCGTCGTCCTCGTCGTTCTCATAAGCCGTACGCAGGCGCCAGGCGCCAAAGCCACCACCAACCGCTTCCTCGAATGCATTGTCATAGGCCTCTTCAGCAACAGAATCTTGCTCATCGGCACGATATAACGCAGCGCAGGTGTCAGCCAATTGGCCATTGTCACTACCTTCCTTGCTTACAAAGTTCACGGTGATACGATTGTTGCGGTACTCATTAAAGATACGGATGACAGCGAGGTGGATCTTGTTCACCTCAAAGCGCGGCTTGTTCTCAAACTGATCACTGAGTGAACCTTCCCACTGGGCACCTGCGATCGAGTAAAACCGACGATCTTGGAGACACTGTAGGCGTCCATCACGCTGAGCGGTTTGAATTTCGCCGAATTCGCGCATTGCTTCTTCATGCAATGTGGCGTGTAGTTCTGCTTTACTTGGTCGACTCATGGTCTAGGTCCTGTTAAAGTGGTTTACCGATGGTAACGCCTTGACGCTGCTGGTTGTCTTCTCAGGACGAACCGGCCACTCATAATCAACACAGTAACCAATGGCGGTTGTGATGTGTTGGAACTCAGTCTCTTCTTCAAGGAATGTGGAACCTTTCTTTGTGGTCACAGTGGCCAAGCCCTTATGAAGGTACTTACAACGTTCAGTGTTAATAAATAAAGTTGTCTCGCCGCTTGCGTTGACGATCTTAGCGCGTACAGCATTCTGACGGTCGCGGATAGCCGGTGCAGCAAGCTTGACCTTACGTTCAACGGTCCAACCGTTGGCGCGGAGTACTTGTTCGATCTCAGTGTAGTCAGATGCGTGGCCGTGCTTCTCACCTGCTCTGCCTGCTGGGTCACCGTATATGATGACCTTACGATTCTTATGGCCCTTAAACTTCTCACAGAACTCAAAGGCGGTTTGTCGGGCAATTGCTGATGTAAGAATAATCTCGTCCAAACAATAAAGCGCTTGGCCACGACGTACGCCGATTCCTGAACTAAGCGGCGTGAAGTTGAAGTCATGGAACCACATTAGTTGTTCGTTAGGTTGGATGGTCTCAGTGGTCCAATTAGCTTTGCTGTAGTCTTCATAGATACGCCCTGTCGCGGTCTCAAATGACGCTTCATATTCTTGGCGGAACTGACGAAGTGACATACGCCGCTTGGCGGCAGCAATCACGTCCTCAGGTAGAATCTCGCTCGACTTCCAAGTATAGAGCTTCCAATCAGGGTCGTTGGAAGTGCGTGCGTATTCAGACATGTCGTAGTAGTGGTTTAAACCATCAGGCACACCAATCAACCAACACCAAGCGCGGTAGTCAGGACGTTCAGGGTTGTATGTGTCAAGTGCTGGGCTGATGTTCTCTTCCCAGGCTCCTGGTTTGACGTCAGCAATCTCATCAATAATACCGCCGGCCCACAATACGCCTTCCATACGTTGTGGTTGGTCCAAACCAATTAAACTGATGGTGCTGCCATTGGGCAACTTGATAATGAGTTCAGATTCTGAGATGCTACGCGCGTCGAACGCAGATGAAAAGCAAAGACGTTTAAGGTCGTTCCAATAAATACGTTTAACTTGGTCGCGAGTAGGAGCAGCAACGAAGTACGGACCTGGCTCACGTAATGCTTCACGTACAACAAAACGCTTGGCGCGTTCAGTCTTACCAGAACGTCGACCGGCTGGAACCACTTTAAACCGAACACGGTCATTGACCAACTCAGTCTGCACTGGGTGTTCGATTAGTGGGTACCAACGAGCAACGTCGCGGTCGTAAGCGGTGATGGTCATACTGGTAGCTTCTCCGCAATATCTTTAAGGGCTTCGGTCACGGCGTCTGTGCTTCCGCCGGTGACTGATACGGTTTGAATAGCAAGCTTAGGCGCGTAGAATGGAGCAGCAGCTTTCGCGGCGTCAATGCGCGTGGGAAAGTCTGCATAAAACTCTTCTTCAATGAGCTCACGACTTTTCTCGTTGCCCTGTTTATCGTAAACAATCTTCCAACGTTTATGATAAACAGGTTCACCGCGTGCAACCATAAGCAACCACTGATGTGGCAATAGTCCAGTTGCCATGGCTTCTTCACGAGCCTTGGTAGTAATTTTCTGTGTGGAACCTTTTGGCCTACCAGAACCCGGACGTGCACCACCGAGCTGGCCCATTGGCCCACGGGCTTTGGCTGTATTTTCCACAATTGTTTCCATAATTGAGTTTCAATACATTATAACCCGCTATAACATGAATGTACACAGAAGTAAATAAATAATTCACAGAAAGGTTACAGATAATAATCTGTAGCGACCCAAGTGCTTGATTCTTATAACTTTCTCCGTTCTCCTGCTACGCATTTAATGGGCCCACAATAATTTGTAGCAGCAATGTGTAGCGACCCAGGTTGTTGATTTTAAAGAAGAAAAGTACTTTCTGCTACAGAATATACAGAATATTCTCTCTTTTCTATCTAAAAGGTAGAAAATAAAATATATAGAATAGAGAGGATAGAGAATAGGGCCATCTGTATTTCTGTATATTCTGTAGCGGGAGATTTGTAGCAAACTAGGCCTAAGTGTTTGATAACAAAGACCTAAGCATCTATTAAAATCCACTGTTTACAAATAATCTGGGGCATGTTATAATCGTTTTTGTCAACCCGAACCTCAGTGCGAAGTTCCATGTGGTCAATATTGACCTCCCCATGTCTCCACAGAGCGCTAAGTCCCTCAGCAAGACTGGGTTCGGGTTGACACCTTTCTTATATTGCTGATAAGAAGAGAGGCGTCAAAAGGTGAACTGCTGAGGGTTGACGTTAAACAAGCTCATGTGCCCAAGACCCACCAGTCAGGTACGTATTAGACATTGGGGAACGTTATGACCAGAACTACTAAGAAAATTACTACAGACCACAAGGCACTTGCGTTAGGCGAAGCTAAACTCAAGACATCTGGTTTGACATTAAACGACGCTAAGCAACTGCATATAACCTGTTTAAGCGCGCAGCAAACTCACGCTCAACACGCCGCTTTTAAGCAGCTTTGTTCTTTAAAGCTTTCTTATTTTGGCCCCGATGCTAAACCATTAAGCGATTGGCCAACAGCCAAACCTTTCTACCGAATTCGTTACCTTGAACAAGCAACAGACTTCTCGGCCATGGCTGAAAAGAAGCCGCCGCGCTACGTTCAAGAACCAAACACCGCACCCGTTGCGTATTATCCTTCAAACCAGGATTGGACTGATATTGTCCATGATGTATCTCAACCGCTTATTATTACCGAAGGCGAACTCAAAGCGGCTAAGGCCTGCAAAGAAGGCTTCCCCACAATCGGTCTTGGTGGTGTGTATAACTGGCGTAGTAATAAATTGGGAATTACTTGGATACCAAGCCTTGCGCCAATTCAGTGGCTACGTCGCAACGTTTATATCTGCTTTGATTCTGACTACAAGACAAATCCGATGGTTTGCCACGCGCTTCGTGAATTAGCTGAAGAGTTACACCGCCGCGGTGCATTTTGTCATTTAGTTAATTTACCGCAGTTGCATGGTATAGATAAAGTCGGGCTCGATGACTTCTTAGTTAACGCCGGGCCAACGTCGGTTAGTATGTTTAGGCAATTATTGGCAGACGCCGAGCCGCTTGGTTTAACTGCGCCGTTATGGTCGCTCAATGAGAGGTACGTCTACGTTCAAAACCCTGGGTTGATTGTTGACCAAGACACTAGGTTCAAGGCATCACCATCCGCGTTTAAAGAGCACCTACAATCTACGCTGTCCTATCAAGAGCGCCAGATCAAGCAAGATGGTT